AAATCTACGAAATTGAAGGGCCGGAAGGCGCAACGCTGGATGATCTGGTTGGGGTTATAAACAGCCAGACTGCGGCGCCCGCTGAGCCGGATAACAGTCTTCAGCAGTGGACCGGCGTAGCTACGCGTGCGCTGCTGCCATATGGCGTCGCGGCGGCGGCTGGCGGTGCTGCGGGCGCACCAACCGTCATAGGCGCTCCCGTCGGCGCCGCTGGCGGCGTCGCGCTGCTTGGGCTTGGCGACATCGGTACAAGCATTTACAATCTTGCTGCTACGCCGTTTGGCGCGCCGCGCGCAACATTGCCTTCAGAGACGATCCGTCAACTGTACGAGACAGCAGGCGGTCCCGGTACGCGCCAGCCTGCGACTACGCAGCAGCGGATTTTTAGCGCCGGTCTGGAGGCTGCAACAGGCGCTGGCGGAGCGGCCAGAGCGGTCAACGTCTTGGCACCTCTTGCAGCACGCGGCACAACGGCGCGCAACGTGATGACCGAACTGGGCCGAGGCGCACGGGCGCAAGCGGCTGGCGGCGCGGGCGCGGGCGGGCTGACACAGACCGCCATCGAAGGTGGCGAAACAGATCCCATGAAACTGTTTCTCATATCTCTTGCGGGCGGCGTTGGTGGCACGGTGGCAGGCGGGCGCACACCGCGTCCGCTATTGACTGGCGAAGATGTGCGGGGTCAAGCGCGGCAGTTTTATCAGCGGATGGAACGCGAAGGCGTATTTTTCTCCCCTCAAGCCGCAGATGATCTAGCCAACCGTTTAGAAAATACGCTGACAACTTTGCGGGGGGCTACAATAGCCAGAGAATATCGCACGGCTATTGAAAGACAAATCCGCAATTTGCGAAACCGAAATTACCCCGATTTGTCTTTTGAAGAATTGGAGACAATACGCAGTAATCTTGGGTTAATTGGCCGCGATGCAATGGGGCGCGTTGTACCTAACACCCCTGGAGCCCAAGCAAACCGGCTTGCGGGAGTTATCCAAGACGATTTGGATGATTTTGTAACTAACGCTGGTCCTGCGCAAGTTACGGCGGGCGATCCGCAGGTTGCGGCGACCGCAGTTAGGCAAGCTCGCCAGCAGTGGCAAAACGCCCGCAAAGGCGAAATTCTTGAGCAGGTCTTAGCCAAAACAGAAACCAGCAGAAACAACAGACCTAAAATAGAAGAGTTGCAAGCTAGACTAGAGCCTATCATCAATGATGATCGGCTTATGGCTAAGTTTACGCCAGACGAACAAGAAGCTCTCAGAAGTCTGCAAAGCGGCAATGTTGCGGAGCGCACACTTAGCTTGTTCGGTCAGTTAGCGCCGGACTTAAAAACTGGGCCGGGTCTGGCCAAATTGGCTGCGTATGTGGTGCCCTCGACAGCAGCGGCGTCTGTAGTTGACCCTGTTTATGGGGCAACGATAGGCACTATCGGCGGGGCGGCGCTTGCGTCCCGTTCCATGGCCAACCGCATGGCCTTGCGCCGTGCCAGCGACGTTGCCGAGAATGTGCTGGCTGGTCGCCCGCCGCCGGGGGCGGGGGCGCGCGCTGCACGCGCTGCGGGGCGCGGTGCGGCGTATGTTCCGCCGGTTGTGTTGGGCTCCAGCGCAGCAAACAATGCCTTCTTGACTGACGCCTACGGGCGTACCTATGACGCTCAGGGCAACAGTTTGAGGTGACGTAACGTGCTTGACGACCAAACCTTCAAAGTGCTTGGCGCCATCATGCAGTGGATCATCGCGCCCGTGGCTGCGTTCGTGTGGGTCATCTACCGCCAGCAGCAGGCCCATGAGACGGCCATCGCGGTGCTGCAAGCGCAGACTGCAACTGCTAGCGTGGCCCACGACCGCGAGATCAAGGAGATCCGCGAGACGAGCCGCGCCATCATGGCAAAGCTCGACAGTATCGAAGAGGCGTTGCGGAAATGAAACTGAACACGTCGTCTATTGCGAAACTCAAAGGCGTGGATCCAGATCTTGTACGAGTTGTGCAACGATGCGCTGCCGATTGGAATGACAAGACGCTCGCTTTTATCATCACTTGTGGTCCGCGCACTTTAGCAGAACAAAAAGTGCTGAAAGCAAGCGGCGCATCCAGCACTATGCGTTCTCGCCATCTTATCGCTAAGAACGGCTTCTCTCATGCAGTAGATGTTGGAGCTATCATCAACGGAAAATACCGTGGCGATTGGCCTCTTTACCACAAAATCGCCGTTGCTATGAAAGCAGCGGCTAAAGCAGAAGGCGTTCTGATCGAATGGGGCGGCGACTGGACGAGTTTCAAAGACGGCCCGCATTATCAACTGCCGTGGAAGCAATATCCCGGCGCAACGAAAGGGAAGTAACATGACAAAGGAAATGATCTGGGGCGTTGCTCGCGCCGTTCTAGCGGCTGGTGGTGGCTATCTTGTCGCCAAGGGTATGATTGACAGCGGCACGCTGGAAACGGTTCTCGGCGCTCTTGGCACCATCTTCGCGGCTGGTTGGTCTATCTGGGCCAAGAAGTGAACTGGATCGAGATCGCTGCCATCGTCGTGCTGTTGATCGGCATTGGCGCTGGCGGCTTTCTCGTTGCCCAACGACCGTCCTTCTGGATCGGCCTAGTTACGGCCGTTGCGCGGCCCGTTCTTCCTCTTCTTGTGGCGTTAGTGGCCAAACGGATGCCACCGGAGAAGGAGCAGGAGTGGCGGGACTGCTTGCGGCGGGGCGGTGAATGGGACCACATTCGGAAGCGGTGCAAGCGGTAAGCCACCGCTCGATCAGCGCGGCGTAGCCCGCAATGTCACGCCAGTGATCGGCCTCATGCGGATTGCCTGACATGATGCGGCCGATCTTGCTGGCGATCATCTCCAGCGCCTCGCGCTGCGTGTCGTCCAGCGTCTTCCAGTTCTTGCCGCGGCGCATGACATCTTTCAGTTCCTGCGCCATCATGGCCACGCGGTAGTAGTCGCCGTGCGTCTTTTCGCGTTCGTCAAGAATGTCAGACATCTATTCCTCTTCTGAGTGTCAGTTGTAGCCCGAGTGCGGTGAAGCACGCTTCCAGGTTCTGGACCTGCGGGTTGCTGCGGTTCTTCCAGTCGTTGATCGTGTTCTTGTTGACGCCGGTCCTGTCCGACATATCCAAGATCCCGATCCGCTGGTGGTTCATCTCCTCAAACATCCGGCGCACCAGCGGGTGCGCGTGATGCGGTATGCGAAGACGGCGAAACTTTCTCATTATCCCAGCTTCTCAGTAGGCAGCGGGAGGATCAGGTAGTCCTCCTCCATAAAAACCATCTCTATCTCTATCCCCGGCCACGCATTGATGGCGGCGGCGATGGCTGCTCTTCCGCCGCTGTCTGAAAAGAATGCTTCCCTCCAAGCCCTGTAAGCCTCATCCGGCACCTGTTCAGCTTTCAGCACTGGTGTTCTCCTTCGGCAGGGGGAGGATAAGGGCGGTGGTTGTGTCATCGTGATATTTATATGTGAACATCCCCGGCCACGCCTTCAGCAGGCCAAGGCAAGTGGCCGCAATGAAGTCATCGAAGGTGCCATAGCCATTTGTTGCTTCCTTAAATGCAGTCTTTGCCCCCTCCAGCGCCTCTGGCGGTATGGTGATGTCAGTCACGGTTCAACTCCATAATTCCAGCGATAGACCACAGGAAGAAAAACACCCCAAAACCAACCTGATAGTTTACGCCTACCCCAAAGAAACATGCGGCACAGAGTGCGGTCACCAATGTAAAAAATGCTTTTATACGGGCTTCAGTCATCACTTCCCCTCCCGTGCGGCGCGGGCACGGTCCATGATGGCGATGATTTTGCTATTGAGTTTGCCGACTTTTTCAAATGCGTTATATGGATTAATTGTGTCGCGATCAGTGTAGCGTTGTTCGTCAATCCACCGCAGCTCTGACCGCAGCTTCTCGACCTCGGCGCGGAGGCGGGTGATCTCGGCGGTGAGGCGGGTGATGGTGTCTGCACTCTCAGCGCCACGGCGAGCGAGGGAAAGAAGGCGAGTTTGCTCCTCTCGGCTGCTGACAACCAGAACGTAACCAATATCCCCACCTTTAACCCGCCCAACTAGGCGGTCCACGAACTCTGCGTCTGTCTCACTCATCTCTCGTCTCCTGTGTGATGGCGATGCGGGCAGGGTTTTGACGCATAGCTTCCGCCAGTTTCCGTTTTGAGTATGGGTGGTCGCCGCAATACTCGGCGCGGTAATAGGCATCGAGTTCGTCGGCGGCTTCATGTAGCGCCGCCTTCAGCTTCGCGTTCTCGGCGGTGAGGCGGGTGACCTCTCGGAGGTATCCGTCCGTGATCATAACCATCGTTTCGATCTTTGCGTCGCTCATTGCCCCGCCCTTTCCAGCAGTTCCTTCCGCTCGCGCTGCGCCCGCAACGTCGTGTACCGCTGGTGCAGCCGGACGATAAACGACGAACGCTTGTGCTTCGTCACCTCGTCCTCCAGCATCTTCTGCACTTGGCGCTCGTCGCGCAGGGGCAGCACCGCATTGAGTTCAAACCAGTTCATCCTTTCAACTCCTCAAGGGCCAGATCGGAGATGGACCGCTTGTCGGCAAGCGCGGCCCAGATGCGCTCGTCGATGGTCTTGTTGGTGAGCATGACGTAGACCCACACGTCGCGGGTCTGGCCGCTGCGGTGGATACGCCCGATGGTCTGCTCGTACAGTTCCAGCGACCACGGCAGCGACAGGAACACCATCTTGGCCCCGCCGTGCTGAAGGTTGAGGCCGTGCCCGGCGCTTTTGGGGTGGACGGCCAGCAGCCGGATCTCGCCGCGGTTCCACCGCTCGATCACGTCGGCGCCGTCGTCCAGCGTCCAGACGTGCGGGTAGCGGTTCTTGAGTTGCGTCAGTTCCTCGACGAAGTTGTAGACGACGATAGTGTTGTCCTGTTGGTTGCCGTCCAGGATCTCGTCCAGCATCTCGAAGCGGTGCCAAGAGTACCATGACGCGATCTTCTGCGCCAAGCGCCCGCGGCCCGTGTCGGGCCAGTTGATCGTCGCGTAGGCCCAGCCGCCAGCCAACTGCTGGAGCTTGGTCGTCAGCGCGGCGGCCGACAGCGCGGTGATCTCTTGGCCTTCCAGTTCGATCAACATCTCCTTCTTCATCTTCTCGTAATGACTACGATCCTCCAAATCGGACCGCATCTCGACGATATGGCACGGCGGCAGCGTGTCCTTGTAGTCGCCCGGCTCCAGCACGAAGGTGGCGGGCTTGATGCGGGCCATGACCTGCGGCAGCGCGTTGGCGCGGGGTTCCCACTGGTTGAACTCGCGGTTGATCAGGTTGAAATACTGCTGCATGAACGCGCCCTTGGCGCGGCCCAGCAGCGTCTGGTCGATCACGAAGCACTGCCCGAATACATCCTCCAGCCCGTTCGACGTGAACGACCCGGTGAGGCCGATCCGCACTTTTATCTTGCGGGTAATCTTTTCCAGCGCCTTGAACCGCTTGCCGGACGGGTTCTTGAGCCGGGTCAGCTCGTCGAACACGATGCCGTCGAACCCCATGCCTTCCAACCCGCAGTTGTTCTTGGCGCACAGATCGGCCAACCATTGAATGTTGTCGTAGTTGGTCACGACGACATTTGCGCCCGTCTTGGCGGGAAAATCGAACGCCGCGTAGCGTTCCGCAGGTGTGCCGACGCCTACAGCCACACTGAGGTACTGGGTCCATTTCTTGACTTCCTGCGGCCACACGTCGGTGCAGACGCGCTTGGGGGCCAGCACCAACCAATGGTTGACCACGTTGTTCTTCAGCAGTTCCTCCATGGCGGTCAGCGTGATGGCTGTCTTGCCCGCGCCCACGGGGGCGAGGACCATGCTGCGGTCGCGCTCGTAGATGAAGTCTACGGCTTGGGTCTGGTAGGGTCTAAGGGCGGGCATCAAGGTACGCTCCGATCACTTCTGCCGCGACTTGCGGGACGATTGCGTTGCCGTAGCCGCGCAGGCGTCCCACTCTGGCGGGAGCCCCATCAACCAGCGGGAATGTGCCGGGCTCAACTGGCCGCCAGCGGCCATCCCGGCAGAAGAGCCAGTCAGCAGCTCGCCATTGGCTGTCAGTCGGGCGGGCTCCGTCTTGATGAAGCCAATGTGGACCTGCGAGGCCAGCCCCATGTTGACCTTCCGCCCCTCCGGGTGCTGACCCGTCATCGTCGTGTCCGGGTGCGGGCGCTTGCCCCCGTTCCCGTCCGAGGCTGCTGGCGTGTTCCAGCCCACCTTCCAGACTTCCCGCCCCAACAGC